ATCCTATATTTTTTATAGAGTTAAAAGTCGCTTTTAATCTTGCGGAGTTTTTAGCCGCCACCCCTAGTTGATAAGCTATTTTAGCGTTTGAGGTTATAGCTGCTCCAATTCTCCATCCTGTTAGAGGTCCGAAAGGCATAATATCTGCTTGTACTCTTACGGGCTGCCCTGTCTGAGGGTCTATATTAGGCTGCCCTGTTATTGGGTTTGTCTCTATAAAATTACCGAAAGCTATATCTGTCGCTATATCTAAAGCTCCTCGCTCAGGTATCTCGCCCTCTTTAATAAAACTAGGCTCTGTAACAGGGGGTAATGTTTGGGCTTCTTCCGTTGTAAGGGTGGGGGCTTCTAATCCAAAGGCTTCGGGCTGTGTTGTAATTTGTTGCTCGGGTGTTAATTCCCCTACTTGTTTAGCCCCTTCTAATCTTTCCTGTAGTTGCTCTACTTCGGGCTTAGGTACATTACTAAAAAAGAAGTCGGAAGGGCCAGCGGGCTTGCCTGTTATCTGCTCAAATTCCGCCTGTGGTACTTCTCTCCCAAACTTCCCTGTCTCAGGGTCTTTCGGTCCGCTTACAAAAAATCTCCTTCCCCCACTTCCCCCTTTACCTGTAACTCCAGTTACTTCCCCCGTCTTGGGGTCTTTAAATGTCTCTCTATTTTTCTTCTCTTTTTCTTTACGTTGGGGGGGCATTTTCTATCGCTCCTTTTCCTTTGTCAATATTGGTGTCATTCTGTTGAAAGCCTACTTGTCCTGTGTTCTTCTCTTCACTACTTAGGGTCTCATTCTTTAGGCTTACAGGTTTATTAAACTCTATTCTTATAGCTAGTTGGTTCCATAGGTCAGCCTCTAAGTCTGTAACCTCTCGGGTATAAACTTGTTCGTAAGTTAAATAACTAATCTTAGCGCTAGCCTCTGTAAACTCTGAGGAGCCACCTAAGATAACCTTAGGTACTCCTAGAGCTTGGTAGAAAAAGTCTTCTAAATACTTTATCCATTGCTGAGGGTCAATATAATTAAGAGGGCTGTCGGGGAAGCTTACGTTATCCTTTGGTACGATTAAGACTTCTCCGTTCTTGATAGCGTCTTTATATTGGTTTTTAAGACTTGTTAGTTTAGTAGCGTTATCTGCGTCTACTTCTATAATCCTTATAGTAGACCTGTGTAATATCCTACGCCAATCGTTCATGCTTTCGTTACGTGCGTCTATTACCCATTTAACGCTCTCAATAACTCCCGTCCCGTGTATCTCGTCCGCTATCCTGTCGTTTACTAGGTGTAATATCTCCTCAGGTTTAAACTTCTTAATCTCTTTAGCTCTATTCCTCTGCTCATATCTTACAATAATACCCTTATCGTTTACTACTGTTCTCATATTAGAAGGGTCTAAGGGCTTGATATTCATTATTCGCCCGTCATTATTTCTTACTACTTGGGCGTATGCGTCCCCGTTAAACTTCTTTGTGACTAATAAATTCCATAAGATAGAGTTAAAGGTATCTTCTCCCCAACCCGTTATGCTCTCTAAAATTGCTTTGTTCTTCTTGCTTGTTGTCCAGCCCTTACCTAAGACCCACGTAGCGAAAGCATTAATAGCCGTCTTTAACTCGGGTATTTCCTTGTAATAGCCTAAGTACTCGCTAAAGTTCTCATTATCCCACGTGTTTTCTCCTATGTTAGCTCCGTCTATCTGTTGTCCGTCTATTGTAAAGTCCTTGATGGCGTTATTCATAGCCGTCGTTGTTGCTGAGTTTATATCTGTGTCTCCCATTTTTATATTGGTATAATTATAGGTATTTGTATCTTTGCCTGTGAGGTTACGCTTCTACCCTCTGCGTCATTACTCGCCTTCCCGCCTGAGGGGTCAAAAGGTACCTCTCCATTACCCCCGCCTATAACAATATTAGCGCTTACTCTTAACTTCTCTCCCTTTCTAAAAGTCTTCTCTGTTAAAGTAACCTTAACCCCTTTCTTTTCTACTGCTGAGGCTCCCGTCGTGTCCCCTACTACTGTCCCTAGTACTGTCTCTACGCTATTAGTATCTACGTGGATAATAGACCATGTAACAGAAGCACTACCCCCTGAGCCTGTGCTTTGTCTCCAATTAATAAAGGCTTCTTGAGCCGCTATCCTTAAGGGCTTCTCTACTGTTGCGTCAAAGTCTATGTCTGCTGAGGCTATAACTCTAAAATTAGCGCTGTCCGATACGTAAGAGGCGTCTGTCGTTAGGAAGCGGGTTGTTGTTGTTGCGTCTGAGTATGCGATAGCAGGATAGAAGATAACATAACCAACGCCCATAACTGTATCAAAGTAATTATAATTAGCCTGTACTTGTTGCTCTGTTGGAAATTCCTTAGGTAAGAGAGCCATTACGTCGCTCCTAGATAAGTCTTAACTTTATCTCCGTCTATTAACTTCAATCCTCTTCTTATTTGGTTTTCTAATACGTTAAGTCTTAATGTTGCTTCCGCTACCCCTATTGCACTAGGCTCGTAGTTAATAATCTGTTGTGCGATTAATGCGCTTGTTATGTTCTTTAATATCTGCTTCCCTTCGCTTGTTAGGCTTCCGAAGTTAGTTACTAGGTCTACTCTGGCTGTATCAGAGACAACAGCCTCAGCCTCACTACTCCAATTATTATAAGTGTCGCTTATCGTTGCTCCGCCTGAGATAGAGATATTAGCGTTCGCTCCCGCTTTGTTTATTGCGTCGCTTACCGTGCATAACGTAAAAACCATGTTAAACAAAGTCTATAAACATATTTAAGTTTTTGTCTTTACTGCTCCATGCAGCCCTTATCAATCCTTCCGCTATGTGCGTATAATCTCCGAATATTCGGAAGCGTGTTAGCTTATTAGCCCCTTCTTGATACTCATACTGTACGCTTCTTAGTGAAGCCTTTAGGTCTGTATCATTTAATAACTTAATCCAGCCCTTCTCCATTAAAGAGCGTAGGTTATCGTATAGGTCTTCTTTAAGTATACGCTGTTTACTCTTTCCGTCCTTATCCATAACTCTCGTTCTGTTATTAATCGCTACAACCTTCCTCTTTAGTTCGTCATTCTTTAAAAGATAGTCAAGGATACCCACGCCTAGACTTCCCGCCCCTGCGTCTATGTATATCTTCTTGAGTTCGTCATATTCTTCGTTGAGCGTTATAATCTGCTTCTCTGTCCAGGTAGTCATCTTCTTAGTAGCCGTTCTGTTCTCAACCTGCTCTATGTTCTTCTCGTCTATCCTATCAACAATCTCAAATGTTATCTCGTCCCCCCCTAACCTCGCTATATCAACCCCTAAATAATAAGCCCTGTCTTTGAGCCTTTCCTTCCTTCTTATTAACGTACACGTCTTTTCTATAAGTTCATCGCTAAAATAACGCCTTAGGTCGTCAAGAAAAAGCCCTAAATACTCCTGTCCGTATTGTAAGACAGACATCTCCTTACGCTCTTCCTCTAAGACCTTTAAGCCTTCAATCCGTTGCTTCTCCGTCCAACCAACGTTTATTGGTCTGTTCTTAATGACTTCCTCGCTTGATATATGAAAGACCGTATACCTCTTATTCTTATTCTGGAACGCTTCCCAAAAGTAACCTTGTTTTCCTTTAGGTGTGCTACTTATCCAAATCTCTCCCGCTGTCGTGAGGAGTGTAGGCTTCCCTGCCGTAAATACTAACTCAGGCATTCTACTTGCTTCGTCTAGATAGAGTACGTCTCCCGTAAACCCTCTTACTGCGTCCCCTGTATTACCAACAGGTCTAGCTAGTATCTGAGAGCCGTTCTTTAAGACTACTTTGTTCTGTGTTGGCTTATTCTTCCCTGTTGCTATGTCTCTAGGATTATGTTGTTCTAAGTAGTCTAAAACCATCACTATAATAAGTTTGGCTTGGTCTTCTGTGAGTGAGACAGTTATTATTCTAGAGCCTGCCTTATCTATCATTCTCTTTGCTGCCTTTCTTGCGAATATGGTCGTCTTCCCTACCTGTCTTCCCGTACATAAAAGTATATGTCCCTCTGTCTCTAGTATGCGTTTCTGCCAGAGGTCAGGAATTATCTGTCTTTGCACGTGTCTTATTCCTTTATGGCTTCTTTTAGTTTGGCGTTTATCATGTCTTGGATGGCTTCATTAAGTCTTAACCCGTCCTCTAGGTCTTTGATAACAGCCGACACAGCCACTCTCTTACGTTCCCAATAGGCTTCGTCGTCGTTCTCAGCTACTTTTATACCGTCTTCTTCAATCATACAAAGCCTAAACAGCCCTTTCTATTTATACTTTACCATCCTTACCTTAAGAAGATGGTAAGTATTTTCTTTTTTTAAAAAGTTTAAAATATAAAAATTTGTCAGGGGCTAAAAACCCGAAAATTATAGCAATTTTTTAACTCTCGCTAATAATGGAAGAAGTACCACTATATAGTGATATATATAACCATACTATAGTTAGAGGGTAAAATAATCGTTGATTACAGAGCTTCTTAGAGCCTTAGACACACACAATAACCTAAATATAAGTAAACATATGTTAATTATGTGTCTGTGTCACCCTTTATAAACCTTTCGATAGCTTTATAAAGGGTGTGTGTATGTTACTGTTACTGAGTAACAATTAATAATTATCTTATGTTACTGTTACTGAGTAACAAGGGGCTTCATAAGCTTAATTACTATATGTTTTATATAACTACGCTCTAAACGATAGAAACTATATATCTGTTACTACTATAACTTGATACCTCTGGTATCCATTATTTAAACTATATAAGTTCTTCGGCTGTTGGCTGTTATAATCCATTATAATTAAGCGCAATGAAGTTCTTTATTTATACCCCATGTTATTACTTCTCAATACTAAGACAACTATATATATAAGCTATGCTTCCCCTGTGTACAGCTCAATAAGATTAAACATAACAAAGGGTACCATCATCTCCCTTTGTGTGTTTGATACAATGTTGTGTGTGCTTATTTAGTCGAGACTATATTATGTTTAA